CCCCGACGCCAACCTCCTTTAACATGTCCACCCACTCTTCAAGAAGAGGAGGCAAACAGAAGGTTTTCATTTGGAAGTACCAACCCCTAAGACGTTCTTTCCACGCCTTTATGGGATCAGTTAGGTATCCTTTTATATCGGAGGTTGATTTTCCACTCTTCCATATACGTGAGGGCAGAGGAGCCCAAATCCAAGCCCCTTCTATGGAAGGCCACCATTTTCCTTTCAGAAAATTGAGCGTGTGAAGGTTAGCCACCCCACCTGTCACCTTAAAACCAAGTTCTGCGGCTCTGCGGGTGTAATCACTGGTAAATGTATCAGCATTCAGATCAATACCGAGATAGGTCATACCAGTGACCAGTGAATTACCTAGGCAGGTGTCGAAAATCCCAGTAGGTCGGCGGACAGCATTATGTTTTATTTGCCACCCCTTTCCATAGAGACTTCGCGACCAAAGGCTACGATATAAAACGACTAGGTTATGTTCCAAACCCATCTTTGCATACCAATTCGCGAGGCCGTTTAAGACCCCCTCCCCTTGGGAGCAATCATATTGCGAAAAGTCGAAGTATGCATAGAACCTCCTTCCATAGCGATCTACACCATGGACTGCGGCGTCGTCTCCAAGAACTATCACCCGTATTTGATTTCGCTCGGGGACTATCTCTAACCATTCTGTCAGCTGTTTGTCAGTCATTCCGCCTGCAAAGGTCAAGCAGACAGTACCAACAACATATCCTTTAACCGACCAGGAATGAGCTAGGTGTTCGTGGAGTTGCTTAAACAAATGTCCATAAAGTACGTTGATTTTTGAGTCAACGTTAAAGATAGGTCGCGGTCTCAACTTCAATAATACTTCGTCGAGCTTGATCATCACCTTCACGGACTTACTCGTTGGTTTACCGAGGTCTAAGTCTTGAATGGCTATTAAGGCACGAGAACGCTTAAAAGCCGGCACGAGGTTTGAAGCATAGACCCATACTTCATCACGCTCGCAGCTCCCCCAACCGTGGAGGAACGGAACCAACCAGTCACCCCATGTCAACCACATCAACTCCCACTCCAAATTAACTTGGGGATCTAGAAGATGAGGGGTTGGCACCATCAACCGACTCTCTACCATATTCCTGCTGTTTTCAGCAGTATTGGCAGCGCAGTACATCGGGACATCAAAAGTGAGAAAGAGCTTAACTGTGTTTGAGTCAGTGTTCTTAGGATCGGATTTAAACTTTAGGCGTCCACATTCGTTAGCATGTGGCTTAGCTTCAATCAAATCCCCGTCTTTCATAACGAAAGTGCTACGTGGTAACTCACTTTGAGGAGGGATGGGGTAAACGCCGTTAGGCACTCCAAAGCCACCCTGGACATTCTCCGGAAGGAAGCTTAGAGAGGCAGCGCTCACACTACTAGCCGTCAGGAATAACGACCAGGGGTTTGGACCGCACCCTAGTGAAAACTTCCCGAATCGCATAGGGGGAAGCCTCTGGACGCACCAGTCAGACAAAAGGTTGAGTTTGTTCTTGACTAGTTGTATGCTGGTAATGTTTGTCTTAACCAGCTCTATCACTCTCCAGAATTTTGCCTTCATGAGCTCAATCCATTCAAGGACTAT